TATCTGCTGTCTTTGCTAATGTTGCTGATGTTGGAATCGTTGTTGAGTTAATTGTCAAACCATTAACATTTGTTACAGTAGCACCTGAGCCAATAGATGTTGAACCTAGAGTTGGTGCTGAGTATCCAGTAACAGTACCCCATTGGACACCAGTACCAGTTGACTGCAAGTATTGCCCGTTGGTTCCAGATGATGAGCCAGCAGTAAGAGTACCAGTAAGTGTACCATTATCTAATGTTAGAGCACTAATTGTTGATATTGTTGTACCAGAAGTAACAACTGTTGTACCAAGAGTAGGTGCTGTGTAAACGCTTGTAGTAGCAATTTGTACCCAAGTGCTGCCTGACCACACATACATGTTGTTAAGTGTTGAGTTCCAGTAAATAGCACCAACAAGAAGTGGGTTGCCATCGTTATCAACAGTAGGAGCAGATGCCTTACTACCAAGGTAGCGGTCATCAAACTCATCGTATGTAGTTGCTGCAGATGTTGCACTGGTGGCTGCCGATGCTGCAGATGTGGCAGCAGATGTTGCAGATGTTGCTGCACTTGCTGCAGATGTTGCTGCAGCGCTTGCTGATGTTGCAGAAGCAGATGCTGAGTTTGCTGCAGCGGTAGCACTGTTTGCTGCTGAGGTTGCACTAGTTGCTGCAGCAGTTGCTGATGCAGATGCATTTGCTTCTGATGTAGCAGCAGCAGCGGCTGAGGCTGCAGCAGCACTTGTAGAAGCAGCAGCAGAGGCTGCACTTGTAGCAGCAGCCGTTGCACTTGCTGCAGCACTTGTTGCGCTCGTAGCAGCAGCCGATGCACTGTTAGCAGCAGATGTTGCATAACCTGCAATAGTTGCTACAGAAGCAGCAGCGGTTGTTGCAGAAGCAGCAGCGCTGGTAGCGCTGGTTGCAGCAGCAGTAGCAGAAGCCGCTGCGCTTGTAGCGCTTGTAGCCGCTGCAGTTGCAGAGGTTGCTGCGGAAGCAGCACTTGTAGCAGCAGCGCTTGCGCTGGTTGCGGAAGCAGATGCAGATGATGCAGCAGCAGAAGCACTTGCAGCAGCGCTTGTGGCTGATGTGGCTGCTGCTGTTGCACTGGCTGCAGCAGATGCTGCGCTAGTAGCAGCGGCTGTTGCTGAGCCAAGGATTGCATCTACATAGTTTTTAGGTGTAGCAGATGTATCAACCATGCCAGCGCTAGATAGACCAGTAATGACTGGGCTGCCTGAGATAGTAGGGCTAACAAAAGTTGCAGCAGATGCTGTGAATGAACCAGTAAATGTGCTAGTTGAGATAGTAGAACTTGTTACAGTTACAGCAGTAAATGTTCCACCAGTTACAGTAGCAGTTGAAGTTACCGCTCCACTGATAGTAGCGCCATTGATGGTTGGAGTAGTAAGAGTCTTTTGTGTAAGTGTCTGTGCTTTAAGAGTACCAACGACTACACCTTCACCAGTGACAATACCGTGGACATGTGTCTGGTTTGCAAGGTCAAGGATTGTCTGGTCAATGTCATAACCGCGAGCAGCAATGTGAGTTTGTTCTTCACGGAACTCGCGACCTGATACACCGTGGCGAACAACTGCTCCTGCGGAGTGTGCTACGCCTTGAGTATTGTCAGAGCCACGAGTTACGCTAAGGGTTGTTCCACTACCTGCGGTAACGGTTACTACTTCTTCCTTAGATGTATCAGGGTCAACAATAAGTGTGTAAGGGTATGATGATGGAAAGCCAGAGACAGATGCGACAATGAACGCGGTGTTTGCTGCGCCTTGTGCCTGTGCTGGAATGGAACCTGATAACGCTGTTTCTACTGCAATCGAGGAGTAGTACCGCGCTGGGGAGCCTGGGTCGCCTGCTGCCATTTTTTAACCTATCTCTGGTAGTGGGAACGGATTGGGTGTTGACGGCGTTGGTTGTCCGCAACTTCGTTTAAACGCTGCTGGTAAATGCTGTACAAGTATCTGGAAGCGTTCTGTCCAGAACCTGTTGGTCGCACACCATCAAGGATGTCTGCAGATGCAGACTGTGGACCAAGGCGTGAAGGGTCCAAAAATGAAACCATACGGAAGGCTGCGCCATAGATGACTACATCTTCTGAGTATGAAGGCAAACCTGTTGTTGTGTCATAGTCATCATTGCCATTGACAAGAAGCGTTGGGCGCTTGGAGTAGAACACATGCACTGTTTGTCCAGGCACAATGCCTGCATAAACGCTAATGCTACGAGCAGATGTAAATGCATCTGTATCTGCTGAGCGGTCTAGGTTGTAGGCACGAACTGGCATCCACTCTTTTGTTGGTCCTACTGTTGAGTAGGTAACGCTGAGTGCGTTCTGAAAATCTGCAGGCAACTGGTATGTAGTACGGGCTGCAATAAATTTAAAGTCTGTACTAGCAGTAGCAAATACCATTGGGTACATAGCATCAATAGTGTTGTTGATAGCCTTCTTAATTTCATTGCGTGGGAACAATGGCGATGCTGTTATCTTTGCGTTCTGAGCGTGAGTTGCTGGCGTAGTTCCACGCTGTCCACGACCCCATGGTGCAAGGGTGAGAGTGTTGGCTACATTGTCTGTATTGTTAACGAATACAATTTCATCGTCAATCTGTACATAACCACGACCAATACCTGTCGCATCGTACACAGATAGCGTTGTAGTTGTACTAGTAGCACTGGTTGTAAGCCAAGTACTTGGCTCAGTGTTTTCTGTGTAGCCATGCAGCACCGCTTCAACGCGGTCTGCTAGTTCATTAAATGTTGAACTCATAGGTCAATGCTCCTTAAGGCTACGACTCCTGATAATCCAGTGGTTCCTGCTAACTCATTACAGATGGCGTTGTAGTCCTTATAGTCATCTGGCTGGCGAGTTGAATCAGCCTTGTAATTAAGAGCAGCAATAAGACCTAGACCAGATGTACCAGCCCATGCGTTAGCAGCACCTTGTTCTACTTTGTATGCTGTCATTACTGGATATGTGCCACCGTTTGCAAGACGATTAAGTTCGTCTGCTAATGAACTTCCTGCTGCTCCTGTTGCCATTACTTAGCCTTTCGCTTTGCTGCTGCGTTATCTACAAGGTTTGGATACGGACGACCAGCCTTCTTTGCTGCTGCCTTAGCCTTAGTCTTTTGCGCCGATGTCAACGGGGTTGACTTCTTCTTAGGGTTGGGTTTATCCCAAAATGCTTTCTTCTTCACCACTTCACCTTGTCTGCCCAGAACGCTGCACTCATCTTTCCTTTGGCAATGTTCTTAGCGTGTCGTGCTTTGAATGATGCTTGACGGGCGGTTGGCTTTCTATCGCCAGTTACGCCTTGCTGACCAAATCGAATGGTCTTGACTTGGCTACCTTCTTTGGCAACCACAACATGTGACTTAGTTGGGTGAGAAGGAGTGCGCTTTGGCTTGTTAAAGCCAGACACTCCCGCTCGTGCCAACCTTGAATCTTTTTTACTTGGCACGCTTCTTAGCCTTGCCAGCCTGAGACAATGCAATAGCGATTGCCTGCTTGCGGTTCTTGACTACTGGTGCCTTCTTTGAACCCTTTGGGTCTTTGCCTGCGTTAAGGGTTCCGCGTTTAAACTCACCCATTACCTTGGCAACCTTATCTTTCTTAGGAGTACTTTTCTTCATTCTTGTCATCCTTTTCTGCCATAGGTCCTTCTTCGCCAATGCGAACAATCTTGATGTTGTTATACAAGGCAATGTTCGCCTCTGCTGGAGCAGCGTTTAGTGCGCGACCACCTACACCGTAGGGGTTTACTGAGCCGTAGCATCCACATTTAATGCACATAATTAGTCCTCATCTTCATCTTCGTAGGGGTCGAACAGTGGTATATCGGTTGGGTTAATTGGCTTAGGAAGAATCCAATCAGGGTATGAATCTCTATCCATGATAAGTGTCATACAGATTGATTCAGGGAAGCCTGCCTTCTTAAGCGCCTTCCAGTATTCATTTAGGGCTATGCAGTACTGCTCTAAAGGTGAGTAGTTATCATCAATAACCTGAACCTTTTGCACCTTGTTACTTGCTGGTTTCTTTCTAGCAGCCATGGCTCCTCCTATTTGAATGTTCCCGTGTTACCGTCAAAGGCTTTACCAACCTTGTCGGAAATTCTTACCGCTTCTTGAACCTTTGCCATGGTTGTTCCTGCTGGTTGAATACCTTGTGCACGAGCATCCTTATAGGCTTTTAGTTCTGCATCCCACTTACTTGTAGACATTGCTACCTTAGAGTTGGCATCGCCTACTCCCATTTCAAGTGTTGTAACTTTGCATCCAAAGCAACCTTCAACATATTCAGGGTGCGTTTGTCTTTGATGTAAATTCATTAGATAGCCTCTATGTAAGCGCCGTATCCCTGTGCTGTTAGGGCATCAGCGGTTGCCTGGTCAATAACAGTGACAGTTCCACCCATGTACAGTTCTTGTGCAGATAGGGTTTCTGTCTGACTTGGGTATCGGTAAGAGGAGTAGATACCATTATGCCGCATCACAGTGACACCTCGTGTGATGGTGTAACGCTCAAACAATACTCCTTCACCCATTGGAGTTTCCTCAACAGTTGGTGTTGTGAATTTATACTGAGTCATTGTTTGTCCTTACTAATAAGTGAAGGGGCAGGGCTTTCGCCCCACCCCTCCCGCACGATTAAAGTGCAGCGATTGATGAGCCTGATTCAATGCGATATAGCGCAGCCTCACGGTAGCGGGCGAAACCAAGTACGCCGTACCATCCGATTGGGCGGAAACGCATCAAGCGGTCAGTCACATTACCAATAACAACGCCTGGCTCTTGAGCCACAGCCTCCGCCAATGCCTGCTTACCGCAGAGAATTGTGTCGAATACTTCTGTTACTGGTGTAACGGTTACAACTGTTCCAACTGTTACTGCTGCTGAGTTAGCAACATCTACAGTGAATGTTGTTGTTGAACCTGATGTTGTGATTGCAGTAATCTTCGCAGATGTTCCTACGTTTGTTCCTGAAATCTTGTCGCCAACTTCTGCACGAGAAGCAATGACGGCTGTTGAAGCAACACCGAATGTAAAGCCTGCTGATGTACCAGCGACTGTTACTGCAGTTGTTGCAAGAGCAGTCTGGTCAGCGCCAGCCTTCTCAGAGAACATGCGTGGGTTTTCTACATAGAAAGCACCTTCGTATGTACCGATTGTGCCAGCCCATAGGTTGCCCTGTGACTGCTCTGTGTGAGTGTGGATGTCACGCCATCCAACATTGCCTGTCTCAGCACGAAGGTCGTGTGAAACTTCTGGGTGAATACCTGCCCAGTATAGGCTTCCCTGACGAGGAACAGCCTTGTTTGTACGCAACTTAGCAACTGCCTTACGAAGGTTAGCAGATGTGATTGTCATACCTGCTGTGATTGTTGCTGTTGATGTTGCTGTACCTGAGTAGATAACATTTGTACCCTGACGAAGTGGTGTCTGGGCAATGACATCCAAAGAGTCTGCCATGTTGTATGCGATGATGTCAGCGATTGCTGGGTCAACATCTGAAAGTGAGAATAACTCTAACTTGCGAGTTGTAAGTGATGAGTTTCCTTGCTCATTTAGAGTTACAGAAACTGTGTTGACATCTGGTAGTGCTACTGCATCTACATCTGATGTCTCTGATAGAGCAGATGTTGCTGGTGCTAAGTCATTGTAAAGTGAGAATACAACGCTTGAACCTGGCATCGCCTGCTGCACTGGGCGCTTGTCAGCCACTGCACGAATCATTGGCTGGGCACGAAGTGCGAATTCTACATAACGGTCATACGCTGT